AGTTTCTGACTCGGTATGCTCACCTTGATAGTTTCGGTGTGCAGAGTGGCGAAGCAGTCAGTCGAGGTCAGGAAGTTGGTCGAGTAGGTAACACTGGCCGCAGCACCGGGCCGCATCTTCACTTTGAAGTGCGTAGTATCACCACTAAAGAGGACATTGATCCTGCTTCTGTTATGAAGATACCGGGTAAGATTATTGAAAAACATCACGTTGTCCCTAGTGTCTCTCCATCAAACACGGAGGTGGTTGCTAAGGATGGGCGACTCGTAAAACTGGAGAGATGATGGCAGGCCTAATTGATAGCTTCTGGACTAAGACAAACGAGCTGGCATCTTCGGCACTCAGCAAGATCCCTGTACCTGGTGTCAACTCCCTGTTCGGGAAAAAAGACAAGGTTGCATCAGCTGACGAAGCAGGTGGATCGACAGATCCGCATCTGCAGAATCGTAAATACACTGTGCGTATCTACCAGAACAAGACGGTAGTTGTCGGTGCAGTCCCTGAGAGCCTTGAAATCAATCAGGCAGCTACCTGGAGCGCCCCTTGGGCTGGTGGTATCGGTGGCAATAAGGGCGACCTGATGGCACTGGTACTTGGTACCCGGCTTGTTGCCCAAGTTCTGACCCTGCAGGTTTGGCAAGGTGGAGGTAACAACGACTTTGACTTCACTTTGCAGTTCGAGTTTCGTGCGTATGCCAACCCTGAGCGCGATGTCATGATTCCGCTTAGGGCGCTGCTCGCAATGTCCATGCCTAGTCTAAATCAAAACGGGTTTCTCAAAGCACCCGGGCCTCAGCTGAGCAAAGAAGGGTTGAAACAACTCGGTGCTGGCGCAGGTGCGGTTATGATTAAGACTGGGGAGGTGGTAGGCAAGGTTGGATCGGCCGCATTGTCTGGCAAGATGGTTAAGGGCGAGGACAGCGCGCTCGCGGAGGCTGACAAAGGCGTTGACGACATCGGCAGGACGGCTCAAGCCAACGGTTTCACCCGTAAGGCTATCGAGAGCAACATGGAGAACAAGATCAAGATTGAAGTCGGTGATTGGTTTCGGCTTACCAACGTGGTCATCACTGATGTTCGGCATACCCTCAAGGCACAACGCCCTGGCCCTGAAGGTACGCTGATGGCGGCTGACGTAAGCATCTCGTTCAGACCTATGTTTACACTGACCGCTGAGGACATCCCGAAACTCCTTGGCAAGTTCTCTGAGGAAGAAGCATGAACTATAGTGAAGTGACCCCAACTACCCAGTTGCTGAATAAAGAGTACGATCTCGACATATTCAAGTCAAGTTACGTCAACATGCGCTTCGGTGTTCTTCCAGCAAAGGTCATAACTATTGACTCTAGGTATCAGGCAAATCTCCCAGGACTTGCCTACGACTTCTACGGTGACCAACGCTACTGGCGGGCGATCCTAGCGTTTAACGGATTGGTAGATCCAATCAGTGACGTGCTAGTTGGCACGCGCATAGGGTTGCCAGATGAATCGTCACTGCGTGCGTTCATGGCGAAGAAGAACATTAGCCTAGCGGAGTCGATCAGTGTTTAGGATCAATGAGCAGCTTGAAGCTGCAATCTATGTCAACGGCAAAGAGCTGATGCTCAACGGCGTCAACTTCCTGCAAAGCATTCATATCAACACTGCGGCAACCTCACAACTCCCGGTCGCGGTGATTCGGTTCGTTGATCTGATTGACTCCGCCAGCGATGTAGGCTTGCAGGACAATGTGCCGCTGGTGCTGACGCTTGCGGGTGCGGTAACGGTCGACCGAAAGCTGCGTGTCTACAGCTGGCGCCGCAGTCCTGCTGGCGAGGGGTTCAGCTACGAGGTTACCTGCTATTGGGACGCACCGAAGTTTTGGTCCGCAACGTCTAATAAGGTGTACCAAGGCACTACCTATGAAGTCATGCAAACTATTGCGTCTGAGTGCGGCTTAAAGTTTTGGAAGTCCAATACTCCTACCTCTGACCCAATGCACTGGTCACAAGGCAACCGAACCTACGGTGAGTTCGCCCGCCACCTTGCACGACATGGCTACGCCAACGACAAGTCCCACATGGTTCTTGGCGTGGACTCAACTGGTGCCTTGCGCTACCTAGACTTGAACGGCATACCCAAGCCTGAAATCAACTTAGGGTATATCTCCGAGGCAACTTCTGGGCCCTTTATCCAGATCACTGGCTTCCAGCCTACTAACGTAGCTGGTACGAACAACACTGTGGCCGGATACCTACACGATCGTCATATCCAGCTCTTGGAAGAACCTGCGGTGCTTAAAAGCGTGACGCTTGACCCGGATTCACGGAAGCCCCTGTTGAACCTGGAAGTCCGAGACATGATAGGACGCGGCGGCATTAGCTACGGACCTATCGACTTCGGCAATGTTCATCCAAAGTACGAGCGTGCGCGCTATCAAAATCAACGGTTCAATCTACTCAACAACTTGGTTGCTGAGTTTGTTGTCGGTTTTCAGACAACACTTGAAATGTTTGACAACTTCAAGTATGTACCTCCGCGTCAGCTAGGTAGCGAAGCCTACTCAGGTGAGTACACCATAGCGTCAAAGATCATATACATACCAGGCAACGCCTACTATGAAAAGCTCATAGCTGTGAAAAATGGATTGGAGACGTAGATGTTCGACACGTTAAACGAGGCACTCAAGCTAAGGCAGGGTTACGGCACAACCTACATCCTAGGCGAAGTTAAGATCAATGAGGATCCTATTGCCAAGGATCGCATAAAGGTTGCAGTCCCTGGTCTGTACGATCCTGACCAGGGAGAGGTACCGTGGGTAGGCACGCTGAAATGGAGTCCGTTCGGGCAAGGCAAGAACTGGGGTTGGTATGGAAGCCCAGCAGTAGGCTCAGACATTGCCATTGAGCTTCAGGAAGGTGACCCTAACTATCCACTGTACCATAGCGTTCAACGCTACGCACCTCCTGAAGAATTTTCTAAGAGTGGTAAGGTCTGGGGATTCAAGGACCCCAAGGGTAACGTGTTTCGCTGTGATCTTGAGACTGGTGACGTCCTTTTCACCACACCGTCTGGTGTTGTCATCAACATCGACGAGAACGGTAAGATCAAGGTCGTGGGAAAGACTGAGGCAGAGATAGAAGTACCTACGCTATATGTGAAGGCAGACACACACTTCACAGGTAAGGTTACCTCTAACGGAGTTGACATTAGCTCTACGCACGTACACGGAGAGGTTATGTCTGGTGGTTCTAACACAGGTGTGCCCGTCGGTGGTTCATCCTCCGGCGGCATCGAAGGAGGCTTATGAGGGTTACCAAATATCAACTTCGGCTCGAGGGCGCTACCTGGATCGACGTTAATTCAAACTTCGGTCTTGACAACTTGCCAGACCGAGTTCCAGACCAGCTGGCTATCACAAATTGCAGTCTCTACAATCTGCTTAACTGTGCTCCTGGTCAGCGTAGCCGCACATTTCAACCTACCTACGGGTCACTGTGGCTGGCGTTCATCCATGAGCCTATACACGATAACACTGCGGCGAAGATGGAAAGCATGATGTTGGATGCTATTGAGCAATGGGTTCCCCAAATTTTATTGGACCCCGCAGGTACACGTATCACCGCAGACACGTCAATACCTGGCTACAAAGTTCGCATCTCGTTCTCCACTCCATTCTCCCCTGACCTTCAGCAGGTCAAATTCGAGGTATCAGTATGACAGTAGCGTTTACTACGCCGTTCATTCCCGCAGCAACTCTTGGCAAGCCTTACGACTTTCAACTTCTCGCAGATGGAGGCGTAGCCCCGTATAGCTTTGCCATTATCAGCGGTTCCCTGCCTCCAGGCCTGTTGATGAACAACCAAGGTCGTATCTTCGGCACACCTACAAGCATTGGCGTACATCAGCTGATGATTGAGGTTTCTGACTCAGACTCGCCAGTGAGTCAAGCCGTTGAGAACTTCAGGGCTACCACCTTAGACGTGATCGACCTGTCAACTGTGACCGTCGACCAGCAACAGTTCGTGCAGCAGCTTACGGACGCTCTGGTGGTCAAGCAGTCCTGGACTACAGGCATCACCACGCAAACGTCGCAAACGCTTATCGAGCTGATCGCAGCTATCGGTACGTTTAACACTGCCAAGATTCTGCGTGCTAAGGAAGACGCATTTTCTGAAACTGCCCAGTCGGATTCCGCCATTCTTGCTAACGCGGTGTCTCAAGGTGTGCGGCTGTCGCGCAAGCTACCGGCGGGTGTTACCTTGTCCATCGCTAGCGATACCAACACGTCTATCCCACCGTACACCCAGTTCTCTGGTGCAGGGTTTACCTGGTTCAACGCAGAGCAAATCACGTTGCGCGCAGGCATACCCATAACAGTCATTCTGTACGAAGGGGTGGTGCGCCGAGTTAATCTCAGCGGGCTCGGCACAAACTTGCAGGCTTGGGTATCGCCTGAGCGAGACTTTACTGTCTCTGATCAGCATGTGCAGGTGTCGATCAACAACGCAGTGCTCTACAAGACCTTTGAAGGGCTGTGGAACTACCCCCAAGTTGTTGGTTCTAGCACGCAACAACAAGCGTTTGCTGACCGTACCCTGGGTGACGGCCGTCTGCTGATTCAGTTTGGTTCCCAAGGCTACGGCGCTATCCCTGGGGTTAACGACCTGGTTGAAATTCTTTATGCGGTTACCCAAGGCGACTCCCTTAACGCCGCACTGGTAGTTGGGGCTACTGCAACTGCAACAGGCTACCCAAACGTGACTGCCGAGTTCACCGCCAATCCTACAGGCGGT